GCACAACATAGGTAGAAAACCAAATGCCTGTATGTTCCACAGTAAGTGCGTATTTTCTCAAATCTTTTCTCTCAGAGTTATTCTCATAATCTGCGAGCTTTTGATTTAGAATTTCGTTTTCTTTTAAAAGTTTTCTCAATAACTTTTTATCTTCAACTGACATAATTCTCCTCACTATCCTGGATAGTTAAACCCCATAATCAAAGGGTGACAAATCTAGGTCTGCCAAAAGATATGTGACATCACAATCGCCACCTTCATAACCCAAAAGATCTTTATGCTCTTTTTGGTAAATACTATTCAACTCTTGCTCAGTTTCAAAACCCTGTTCAAAAGCTTTCTCGAAAGCCTTAACCTTATCGTCAAAGTCCTTGCGTTCTAAGAAGTTAAAGTAAGGCACATTAAATGTTTTTCCCATAATGTTTCCTCAGTTAATAAGATTGTTAAACTCGTCCCAATCTTCATCTCTTATTTCCACACACAAGATTTCCTTGTATGGTTTCTTATACTTCAGTTCCATCTTTCTCCTAAACAAAAAAGATTTCACTTCACGAATAAACTTTTTTATTTTCATTTTTTTCCCTTACTAATTTCTCTTTGTTCTACTTTTTCCCAAACTCGATTAAATCTTTCAAGCCATTCTTTTTGCTCTTGGGTTTTGTAGTTTCCACCAATCATGCTTTCTAAAGCACAACAATGCTCTAATTCATTTTTTCTATAAAAGTCATTAAGAATGTCACACATATAATTAAAAAGTGTGAACTCTCTATCTTTAAAATATTTCATTCAACTCCCCCTCTGTTGTGATACTTGGCTAACTTATCAACTAAATTATTGAAGTCTTTATGTGTCACATTTTGACCATTAAAACATTCAGGATTGTCATTGATAATTTCAAGTATCGGATTTTTTGGTGGGTTGTTAGACAGTTCCTTACAGTAATACATATCATGTAGGTCTATAAGTTCTTGGATAATCGCTAATTCTTTTTTGGTAAATTCTAAAGTCATTTTTT